AATCACATTTGCGCCGGCGATATTAAGGGGCTTAATCCTTACAAGATCTCTGATTACTCCATCAAATACCAGTGTGTTGGCTGCTTGATTGGTCGTTAAACCGAAGAAAGCTTTTGTGGTCTTCTTAAGGCGGCCGTCTGAAGAAGAGAGTCGCTGGGGGAGATCCGGGAACGCAAGACTGGCAGTCAGGAACTGACAGCCGCCGTAGCCGCCCATATAGGCTGCAGCAGTGGGGATTCCACTGACGTCTGTGAGAGTGTCCCAGCGCAGATTCGGGAGGTTGCCCGAAATACCGGAGGCTACAATACATTTACTATCGAGAGATCCCGATGCATCGAGACCGTATGCTAGTGCATGGGCCGAGCCGCTTTGAAGATTAAACGGGGTATAAATGGGAACGCCGCGGAATCCGAAGGGAAGCAAAGATGCCTCATGATCACCGTTATCAACAGTTTCATCAAGCTGCACGCGAATCAGATTAGAACGAACCGGGTACTGTCCCAGCTCTCTCCATTTCTGGTTTGTGGTATCGTATTCGTAACTCCTGTCACCAATTCTCTTTGCAATAAAGTTGTTGGATGCAGGGTTAAGGTTCAAATTATTATACTGCTCAAGAATAACCGGGTTTTCATCCGTATCGCGGATATCTCTTACCAATAAGGTGAAAGTACCATAGTTCTCAAACTGAGGGTTGGGGGATTGTTTCACATCCGAGATGGATATTTTGAAATGAGACTGGGCATACTCAACGCCCTCCTTAGAAACCACTCGGAAAAGCCTTTGAACACTGCTGTTGATATCAAAGTTGGTTACATCATCAGAAAGGTCCTGGCCGACAATCCACGGAGTTGCGGGATTTTCATACTTACCCTTAAAATATCCACCATAAGCGGATCCAGTGCTAAGGCCCAAAACAATCCCATATGTGCCCGACAAATTAGTCGAAGTTACAGTAGCACTATCGAAGCCTGAAACATTGTCAACTACAAGTCGATCAAAGGATTCGGCTAAAAAGTAGTCCTTTAGGTTTGCAGCAGGTGTGATGCTTGAATTTAATAAGTGTGGGTTAGTATTAAGAACTTTTCGAATATACCGCGCACTTGTCGGCTTAAAGTTAAAAGTAGTCTCCTCGGTGCGGCCCGTGGTGGAACTAGAGATAAGAAGCTTGTATTCGCATGCGGTACCATCGGCGGAAGTCACTGATCCAGGTTTCTGGAACGCTCCCTGGAGCGTATATGTGGCAGAGTCGCCGGAGTCCATGGTGCGGCCTTTAATATAAACACTCGCAGAGTTCTTGCAGTGAATAACGGCTGCCAAAACACCTTCAGCGGTGTTAGAACCAGTTCCAGCAATGAAGAGGCCATATGTTCCTGCGGTACCGCCGGCGCTGACTTGGCCAACTTCCCAGCCGGCTTTATCTGTGCCTGCGGGGTCTTGATCTCCTACTAATCTTACAAAGGTTATAGGACCCCCATTAGCAAGATATGCTTGGGCGGCATATGCACCGTATGTGGGGTTAGAATAGTTGCCCATTCTCCACACATCCGAAACACCGTCTGAGCCCGGGATGGGGTTACCGAATGTGCTTACAAACTCTGAAAAACTTGAAATTTTGGTGGGGATCAGCGCTGGCCCTTTTTCGGCCACTCCAAAAATAACGGGTCCGGATGCGCCACCGCTTGAGCGGGCGACCTGGGACTGATCGATTTCGTTAATAAAAACGCCCGGCGATACAAATCTAAAACTATCTACTGGCATTTGTAATCTCTCCTACAAGAACTTTATGTTCATTATGTTCAAAGATAAATAGTAAAATAAATCTTGAAACAACTTTTACTCTTTATAAAAGCCTGAATTATCCAAGAAGTCCTGAATATTTCCAAAAATAACATTTTCTCGGGGTATCTTAACTTCTACAGCATTCTCTCTTTCCACTATATTCGGACGCTCTTGATTATCGCCATCTCCAACCAAGTATCCTAACACTTTTATCTTTATGAGAGTCTCATAATTACGCTGGGCCATTCCAAGATTGGAAACGTTCGAATTGTTAGTCAGCGAGCCATCTATAAAGGCTTCAAATTTGTGACCTTCTTGTTCAATTCTAAAAGGCATCCGGTTAAGACCTCCTTGTCTGATGAACTTTCTCAAAATCTCGTTAATTTGTTGCTGATACTCAGTGCGCACGGAGATTTCATAATTTAATGCAACCCAGGTGGGAAATGGAATGGACACAGTTTTATAAACAACGCGGCCTGGCTTTACGTCTGGCCAGGTTTGGCGCCCAAACTTTCTTTTAGAATAAGCATTTTGAAATTCAGCTGTTTTTTTCTGATTTATCCTTCGTGCAATTGTAATACTGCCCCCCAAAGCGTCCCGGACTTCTGGGATGTTTGCGGCAGGCACCGCATACTCTGACGCTGGATTTTTTTCTATGCTTGTCCTGTTGATGGTAATTAAAGGCAAAATGAGGGTATCTTCTGAATCTCGAAGTTCTTTATTGTGCTTTAATTGATAGGCCCTTTCGGCTGTGACCCACAAGACTGGCACCTTTTTAAAGCCCTCGTTGGTGGTAACAGATAAATTTAGTGTATCATCTATATACCGGAGCATCGCTTGATCTATGGTTTCTAGAGATGACGGCGCAAATTCAATATTTTTAATCTTTGCAGCTATTTTTGTATCTGCAATATTATCATTATGGGCATCTTTGCCCTGAAGGATTTGTTTCTGAGTCCTCTTGCTATTGGGCATTCAGCTAACCTACAAAAATGCCAGCGGGGATATTCTCGGTCACCTTCTTGGTAGAATCCTGTAAAGATGCATCATACGTGCCGAGTTTCTCATATGTCATCTCATCAAGAATTGTCTTTAATTCTTCTCTAAGAGATTCTTGCTCGGACTTGGCTTGACTAAGAAGATCCGCAAAATTCAGTGTCACACTTTCTCCTGGAATTGGTACTACTGAGAATTTCCCTCTAATTTGTCCTAGCATTTCTTTTGTCAATGCTAGCGCAAACCGGCGAATCCACTGCTTTCCGATAGAATTAATACTTTCAAATGGAATGTTTTGGAACGGAAGAGTGTTCATATTATTAATACCGTCAGCTCCTGTGGCTCCGGAATTACTATCTTCCCATGGTTTATAATCATTCTGGATAGAAAACTGGATCCAAAACTTTTCTGGTGTCTCCATCTGGGGTTCGGGGAATATTCTTAACATATTGTTCTGAAGTTTATACGAATAGTGAGAGGTCCGAGTCCAAAGAGCATCTTCGTATGCCATGGCCTGCAGCTTATTTTGCCAGGTCGGGACAATTTCAAAAGTAGAGTCGTCGGCATACTGGCCGTAAGTTCTCATGTTCCCCACTACTGAAAAACCTCCATAATATCCATAAAATCTCCACATTGCACGCGGAGTTTTAAAAAATACTTTTCTAATAATGATTCTTTTGTCCTCAATACGGCCGGCATATGCTTCACTAGTGTCGGTAACTGAGGATGCGGACAGGAGAGTCTGTAGATTATAGTCTTGTTGGCCAACCACCCTATTAATTGAGCCCGAATATATAGGAAGGGTACCTCCAATTGCTGTGTCTGTAGCAATACCCTCCATTACGCGGCGAGCATATCCATAATCATATTTAGGATATGCTAATTCAACGTTGGAGCCCGATAAGGCGTCTCCGGATACAATTGCGCCATCTTGATCAAAGGAGGCAGTTGGAGCGCCAAGTAAACTCGAAAGAGAATTTCTACTTTGATGCAGATTTAATAAATAAGAGTATTCTAAAACAGCTTCTTCATAGGCAGAATAAACATTCCCCTCGGTGAGCTCGATGTCTAGAACATCTCCTCCCAATTTCTTGTAAGTATAAGATACTTGATCGGCGGCGCCTGATAAAAACGCATTGGAGCCCCCATACATTCCAAAGGGTAGCGTAGCCACCACATTAGCAGTGCTCCCGGTGACTGAAAGTACATTGGCATTGGATGTAGATGCGGGATTTAGTTTTGGTATGGCCACTTAGAAGCTCCGATATTAGTTCACTACTAAATAGAAAGCCCCGCCTCAAAAGAGACGGGGCTTTAACTATTTTGACCTTATGCTAGGTTAGGCTGATATCAGCCACCCACAAGATCTGCGACAACCACGAGGCCGTACATATCTGGACGGACCATCTTCTTGGCGTATCGAGTCATGACTCCCTTACGGGGCACGAAGTCCTCAACACCAAAGATCGTAGGTGTGGTCTGCAGCGGCACATAAGGTGCATACACATAGCCACTCTCAAGGAAGCTACTTCCGCGGCGGCCAACGAGGACCAAGTTACGCGGGAAGTAAGGATCGACAATAATGTCGAACTTCTTCGAAAGGGAACCAACCTTAACAGCCCCCGCGTCGCCGCGGTCGCTATCAGCAGTCACATTAGCACGGAAACCGGCGGTGAACTCCATGACGTTGGCAACTTCAGGTCCGCAGACGACGAAGTTGGCAGCACCACGGAGAGTCTTCCGGTGGATCTGTGCCGAGACATCATTGATGGTTTCAATGAGGGTCTCATACCACTCACTCACGTTACCCGTGAAGTCAGGGGTTGAAGCCGCACCAATCTCCACACCAGTCTCCCGATTAAGGAAACGGCCTGGGGATCGAGACCAATAACGAACGCCCGCAGCAGCGCCACGGACGAGATCGTCGAGGATCTCACGATCGATTTCGAGAGCGATCTGCTCAGACAGAATCTGAGTGAGCTCGACCTCGGCATCAAGGTTATGGTAGGCGTTAAGATCTTGTCCTAACTCCGGAGTCCACTTAGCCTTCAGCTTCTTGGTGATAGCTGTGACAGCCACGGAATCGACCTTGATGTCGATCTCGGGGATGTTAGCCTCACCTTCGAGGCCCCATGTCTGAGCACCTACAACGGAACCGAGTGCGGCCCCATTCGTAAAGCGATCAACAGATGGGAACGTCAGACCGTGATCCTTTATCGCGTTATTGAGCACGCCATTCTCAAGAGAAGCGGTCAGCGCGAGGAGCGTGGTGCTGGCCAAGAAGCCAACAATAACACTGTTATCACGATCAGGCTGTCCATTAGAGGACGAGAACTGAGTCAGTCGCCGCAACTGCGTACCAGATACGGCCGACGTGCCGGCGCTGAGGGAATGGTCTCGAGCAGTATCAACAGTCAACGCGATGAGATCATCAAAGTTGAACTCAGTTGTCGTCGTCGAGCCGGTGAGCAGGACCCTTGGGACTTCATAGAACGCTACAAGAGACGAGCCGGAAGTAAGATCCGGGTCATACTGGCATAGGCGATCCAGCGTGGTATCGCCAGCACCATAGGTGCCTTTTTGTAGCGGAGTAATAATTCCGCCGCCGAACTCCAGCGTTGTGGAACCTGTCGGAGACGAATAGCCATTATTCAAAGAATAAGGACCACGCGAAACGAACTGTCCGCCAAGACTGATGCCGCCGGTGATCTGTGAACCAACCTCATCGCCACCATAAATGGACTCATTAGCAACGTTGCCGAGACGAGAAGTCACCTCACCGACGTTCCCGACATTTGGTGAATAGATAAAGTCGAGGAAGAAGATGAGGCCCGAGGGCAAACTCATCGGTTGAACGCTAACGAGATCGTTGGCGATCAGATTGCCGAATACACGGCGGACGAGGGGGAATGCGACAGCCGCAAAACCCTCGACATCACCAGCAGCCATACTGCTGGACTCACGGAGTAACTCTTTTGCCTGGTTCTCAAGCAAACGGGCCATACCGTTTCGGTTGGAATCATCACCGATTCCCTCTAGAAGTCCTGTGCTTTCCCACTTGGAGATGAGCGCAGCGCCTTCTGTAGAGAGATCTCGATTAACAATGCCTTCAGTTAATTTCTGAACGATGGACATATTATAAACCTCCTATAGTTATGTTGAATGTCATTTTTTATTCAAACCTGCTAAACGCAGCATGCGACCCATTTTTGGATCGCTACTTGCCGTGTTGTTTTTCTTAGAATTCGAATTGATCAAAAGCGACGTAGGTCTTTGAACTGCTTCACGAAGTGTTTGTGGGCGTCCTCTACTGTCGGTAGGAGCCCCCACTGCGTTTTGAATTGTTTCATAGATCATACTGGCTTCTTCAACCGAATTGGCAGATTGAACAGCTTCGACAATTTGTTTCTTTTGTCGCTCATTCAAGGAGGCGCTATTCAAAGCCTTGTTTTGATAAACAAGCTTGGCGTTTTCCAAGTTCAACTTAGTAAGTTGATCCTTGGCTTCAATTAAGAGAGCACGAAGCTCCCTTGTTGATTCTGTAAGTTGGGAAATCTTGGACTCATAAAGCTCTGCGTCGGATACAACGTCGCCGGCCGTGCCGACTTCCTCTTCGATTTCTTCTTCTTCCAGGTGAGCAGCCTGGGCATCGGCCATAGCATCATTGTTGGCCTGCTCGATACTGTTGTCGGCAGAGTTCACAGAAGCCCATCCTTGGGGCCTCGGAGTCATGTCGACAACTAGTTCTTCAATTAAATCCGATAACATCTCTTCTGTAAGATCAATGTCCTCGTCTTCTTCAAGGGGGTTGGTGGGAGTTGCACTGGCGGCGGCTGATGACTTTTCAGCTTCGTCTTCGTCCCGCTCCATAGCATCAACGTCAGGATTTACATCGCCTTCGGCCAAGTCTAGTGCTACTTCCTCAGAACTCGCCATCTCATCAACTGTTGGTTCTATACCCTCTGCCTCTTCTTCAGCAATACGAGTTTTAAGAGCATCAAAATCAATCTCAATAATTTCTTCTTGAGGAGGGGCTTCTATTTCTTCGTTTTGGAAGGCGTACGGGATATCTTCAATAAATTCTGTGAGTTTTGGATCAACATCTGTATCTTCTTCATCCCCAAGGGCCAGGTCGTCTTGCTCTAATAAGGTGTCTAGGGCGCCCTTCACTTCAACCGAATATTTCTCCAATACGGCCGCCTCTGCATTTTTGAGGGCGGCTTCTTTGAGGGCTTTAGCGTCTACAATCGCTTCTTCTAATAGTGAAGACATA